TTGATCATCTACGCCCTTCAGGCCACTAAAGGTCATGTCTTCTATGTCGCTCCGACACAAGGGCAAGCAAGGGACATCATGTGGCAGACACTGATGGAACTAGCGCATCCAGTGATCAAGAGTACACACATTAATAACCTTCAGATTACATTGATTAATGGAGCTACCATTGCACTTAAGGGTGCAGATAGACCTGAGACTATGCGTGGTGTGTCACTCAAGTTTCTAGTGCTCGATGAATATGCTGATATGAAGCCCACGGTCTGGGAGCAGATCCTTCGACCTGCCCTTGCCGACCAAAAGGGTGATGCAATGTTCATTGGTACTCCAATGGGCAGGAATCACTTCTATGACTTATACACTTACGCTGCTGCCGATGATGACCCAACATACAGAGCTTGGCACTTTACTTCTTATGACAATCCACTTCTAGATCCTGAAGAGATTGACGTAGCTAAGAAGAGTATGTCTTCCTATGCATTCCGTCAGGAATTCATGGCATCCTTTGAAGCCTTGGGCTCAGAGATATTTAAGGAAGATTGGGTATCCTTCGGTGAAGAACCAGATGAGGGTGACTACTATATTGCAGTCGACCTTGCAGGTTTTGCCGATGTAGCTCATGCAAACACGAGTAAAGCAAAGAAACTCGACCAAACAGCCATCAGCGTTGTTAAAGCAAATACTAATGGTTGGTACGTAGCAGATATCATATATGGTCGATGGGATATCAAGAAGACTGCTCGTAAGATCTTTGATGCTGTACACAAGTACAAGCCAGTGTCCATAGGAATAGAGAAGGGAGCACTTAAGAATGCAGTGTTACCCTACATCACTGACCTAATGAAGGCACATCAGCGTTACTTCCGCATCGAGGAACTAACCCACGGCAACCAAAAGAAGATCGACAGGATTGTATGGGCCCTGCAGGGTCGATTTGAGAATGCTCAGATCACCTTGAGTGAAGGCGAATGGAATACTGAGTTTTGTGATCAGTTATTCCAGTTCCCTAACCCACTAGTCCACGATGACTTGATAGACTCCTTGGCCTACATAGACCAACTAGCTAAGATTAGTTACTATGTAGATTACGAAGAAGATGAAATTGAAATACTAGACCCAATAACAGGATACTAAGTTATGAATTTTGAAGAGAATGAATTTCTCATTGAACAAACCCTCGAAGATTGGGTCATGGATAAAGCCAATAACTGGCGTGACCACTACGAATCTAACTATAAGGAACAATTCGAGGAATACTACCGCCTATGGCGTGGCATCTGGGATGGTTCTGATTCTATGCGTCAGTCTGAGCGTAGTAAGATCATTTCTCCTGCCCTACAGCAAGCAGTAGAGTCCTCAGTTGCTGAAGTTGAAGAAGCTACGTTTGGTCGTGGCAAATGGTTCGACCTCAAAGACAACAAAGGTGATGCTGAGGCAGTAGATGTCCAAATCCTGCGCCAGCTAATGACCGAAGACTTTGAATACTGTAAGATTCGTAAAGCAGTAGCAGAATGTATCCTTAACTCTGCAATCTACGGTACAGGCGTAGGTGAGATTGTACTAGACGAAGTAAAAGATATTCGTCCTGCAACTCAACCAATCATGGACGGTCAGGCAACTGCCGTAGGTGTTACTGAGCGTGAGCGTACAGTCGTTAAACTACGTCCAGTACTACCACAGAACTTCCTAATCGACCCCGCAGCGACTTCTATTGAAGAAGCACTAGGTGTTGCGATTGATGAGTTCGTCCCAATGCACCAAGTAGAACAGCTTCAGGAGGCTGGTGTCTACCGTGACGAGATGATCACCGTTGATGCTCCAGATGAAGACCTAGAAGCAGATCTATCTTTGTCTGTCTACAGTGACAACAAAGTACGTCTTACTAAGTACTATGGTCTTGTACCTACGTACTTGTTTGAAGATGCTACAACCGAAGAAGGTGAAGAAATTGTAGCATTGACTCCTGAGGGAGAGGAGAAGCCTAAGTACACAGAAGCAGTTATCGTTATTGCTAATGGTGGTACTCTTCTCAAGGTTGAAGCAAACCCATACATGATGCAAGATCGTCCAGTGGTTGCTTTCTCTTGGGACTCAGTACCATCACGCTTCTGGGGCCGTGGCGTATGTGAGAAGGGCTACAATAGCCAGAAAGCACTTGATACTGAACTACGTGCTCGTATTGATGCTCTAGCACTCACAGTACACCCAATGATGGCTGTAGATGCTTCTCGTCTCCCTCGTGGAACTAAGATGGAGATACGCCCAGGAAAAACTGTTCTAACTAACGGTAATCCTGCTGAGATCCTACAACCATTTAAGTTTGGTAATCTTGATCCTAATACATTCAACCAAGCCGCTGCACTTCAGCAGATGGTACAGCAAGCAACAGGTGCTGTGGATGCGACAGGTATCTCAGGTTCCATCAATGGTGATGCTACTGCTGCAGGTATCTCAATGAGCCTTGGTGCTCTAATCAAGCGCCATAAGCGTACCTTGATTAACTTCCAAGAATCATTCTTGTTACCGTTTGTACGTAAGGCTGCTTACCGTTACATGCAGTTCGATCCAGAGCGTTACCCAGTGAAAGACTACCAGTTCGTAGCTAGTTCGTCTCTAGGCATCATTGCTCGTGAATACGAAGTAACACAGCTAGTACAGCTACTACAAACAATGAGTCCAGAGTCTCCACTGTACCCTGCGTTGATTGAGTCTATCGTAGACAACATGAACCTAGCTAACCGTGAAGAACTTATTGCTCGCCTACAGCAAGCTGCTCAACCTGACCCACAAGCACAGCAAATGGCTCAGATGCAAGCACAAGCTCAGATGGCAATGCAACAGGCTCAGACTGAAGCATTCAAAGGACAAGCCGCTGACTTCCAAGCTCGTGCTCAGAAGAACGCTACAGAAGCTGCTTTGGCACAGTACGATGCTGAAACTGATCGTATTAAAGCCCTTAGCACAAACCTTCAGAAAGGTGATGCAGATGAGAAAGAGTTCCAGAAGAGAGCTCGCATTGCAGAACTAATGCTGAAAGAAAAAGAAATTGATATCAAAGGAAATGCAAATGCTAACGCCCAGACAGACTCTAGAGGTCTTGGACAACCACAGCAAGCTACTCAACGACCTCCAGAAGCAATGCAAGGATTTGCAGGAGCAGGTCAAGGAACTCCAGAGGGCGCCTAAGGCGTCCCCTAGGGCTCCTAGGAAGAAACCCGTTGACAAATCTTAAAAAATATGTTATAATTACTAGTATATATAGGAGACCCTTGTGGATAACTCTCTAGAAAAGCAATACGAAGATTATTTCGATCTATTTAGCAGAAATGGTTGGAAACTGCTAATGGAGGACATTGACTCAATGATTGATTCTTTGGACTCCTTAGATTATGTAAGTTCTCTTGAAGATCTTCATAATCACAAAGGCCAACTAACCATCCTCAAGCGCATTCGTGGCTTTGAAAATGCAATCACGGCTGCACACGAGGAACTAACGTCAGAGGCTGACTTCAGCTAAACTGACGTACAACAATAACAGTGCTCCTGAATCTTAGGGGAGTCTTATGACGGAGCACTCAAGGGTAAACAGTAGCACTGCCCCTTATTAAATCACAGGCTACTTCCACAATGCGATTAAGCACGGAGTTTATATGGCTACATTAATAGATGAAGAGCGTCTAGAAGACAACAACGAAGAGTATATTTCTTTAGAGGAAGTTCAAGAAGAACAGGTAGAGGAAGTTCCAGAGGAACCAACCCCAGAGCCTGAAGATGATCTACCTGAGAAGTACCGAGGTAAATCAGCAGCAGAAATTGCTAAGATGCACCAAGAGGCAGAGAAAGCCCTAGGTCGTCAAGGTGGTGAAGTTGGTGAGTTACGTAAGATCGTTGATGACTTCGTCAAGGCACAACTCGATACTAGGACTGCCCCTGTTCAGCAAGAAGAGGAAGTTATCGGAGAAGATGACTGGTATCTAAACCCAGAGAAAGCTGTAGAAAAAGCAATCTCTAACCATCCTAAGCTAAAGCAAGCTGAAGCAATGACACTTCAGATGCAGCAAGCACAAGCAGTTGAAACACTTAAGGCTCAACACCCAGACTTTGCACAGATCGTCGCTGACGAGAATTTCCAACAATGGGTTAAGGCTTCTAAGATTCGTCAACAACTACTTGTCCAAGCGGACCAAGCCTACGATGTCGATGCAGCAAATGAACTGCTAGGCACATGGAAGGAACGTACTGGTGCTGTAAACGAAGTAGCAACGCAAGAGAAAGCAAAGCGTAAGGAACAGGTTAAAGCAGCTTCTACAGGCAATGCTCATGGTTCTGGTGAAGCACCTTCTCGTAAGATTTATCGTCGAGCTGACATTATTAAACTTATGCAAACAGACCCAGATCGTTATATGCAAATGGCAGATGAAATAGCACAAGCCTATGCTGAGAAACGGGTCAAGTAATTAATCCCATTCTGAAAGGAACTTTAAAATGGCTCTAGGCTCTAACCACGTAACTAATACCACAGCTTCTACTTTTATCCCAGAGTTGTGGTCTGATGAAATCGTAGCTGCATACAAGAACTCTCTTGTACTAGCTAACCTTGTAAACAAAATGCCAATGCGAGGCAAGAAAGGCGATACTATCCATATCCCTAAACCTACTCGCGGCTCTGCTTCTGCTAAAGCTGCAGAAACTCAAGTAACTCTACAAGCTGCTACTGAAAGCGAAGTAGTTGTTACTATCGACAACCACTACGAGTACTCTCGTCTAATCGAAGACATCACCGAAGTACAGGCTCTAGCTTCTCTTCGTCGTTTCTACACTGATGACGCAGGTTACGCTCTAGCTAAACAGGTTGATACTGACCTATTCGCTGAAGCACAGTCTGCATTCACTTTGTACGAAGTAGGCGCAGGTGGCGGTCTTGAAGCATACGTTGCTAACGGCACTGCTAACGCAATGACTGATGCTGCTTTCCGTGACGGTATCCAGCTTCTTGACGATGCTGACGTACCAATGGATCAGCGTGTACTTGTAATCCCACCATCAGCGGTCAACACTATCCGTGGTATCGATCGTTACATGTCTTCTGACTTCGTAGATGGTCGTGGTGTACAGAACGGTAAGATTGGTACTCTTTACGGTATCGATGTATACGTTTCTACTAACTGTCCAGCACTAGAATCTGGTGCTAACAAACTTGGTGTTCTAATGCACAAAGATGCTATCGTATTCGCTGAACAGCAGGGTGTACGTTCGCAGACTCAGTACAAACAAGAATACCTATCTACCCTATTCACTTCTGATACTATCTACGGTATCAAGGCTCTTCGCCCAGAAGCAGGTGTAGGTATCGTACTACCAGCATAATGCTGACTTAGGGGGCCTTCGGGCTCCCTTCTTTCCTATGGGCTCTGCCCTAGAGTTCATTGCAAAGAATCAACAGGAGTCACCATGTCAATATATCGTGGTTCAGGCGGCGCAGGTACTACTGCAGATACAGCCGCCTTAGACGAAGTAACAACATACGCTCAAGAAGCTGCACAGGACGCTACCTCTGCGGCTTCTTCTGCATCTGCAGCAGCAACATCAGCTACACAGGCAGCAGCCTCAGCTACATCTGCTTCAGCATCACAAACTGCAGCAGCCTCTTCAGCAACTTCAGCAGCTACGGATGCTACAGATGCAGATACGTCAGCTACAGCAGCGGCAGCAAGTGCAACAGCAGCGGCTAGTTCAGCTAGTGAAGCAAGTACATCAGCAACGAATGCTTCTACTAGTGCATCAGCAGCTTTAGCATCAGAGAATGCAGCAGCACTATCAGAAAGTAACGCAGCAGCCTCTGAGAGCGCAGCAGCGACTTCTGAGTCTAATGCTAGTACCTTAGCTACCACTGCAACTAACGCAGCGTCAGCAGCTTCTACGTCAGCCTCAGCAGCATCTACGTCTGCAACGGCTGCAGCAACCTCTGCAAGTAATGCTGCTACTAGTGAATCAAACGCAGCAGATAGTGCTACAGCAGCAGCAGCGTCAGCAGCTCAGGCCGCAGCAGATGCAACTGCGTACACTACGTCCTCTTGGTACACAACAACTAATAATGCTACGAACTGGGACACAGCATACGGATGGGGCAATCATGCTTCTGCAGGCTACCTAACATCCATTACTGCTGAATCAATTGAATCACTGAGTGATGTCAACGCAATGACTCCTAGTGATGGTCAGCTATTAACATGGGATAATGCTAATAGTCGTTGGGATGCAGCAGACGCTCCAGTATCACTTCCATCGCAGACAGGGCACAGTGGTGAATACCTTACTACTGATGGTTCTACTGCATCATGGACAGCAGTTGATGCTGGTGCTAAAGCAGGTGCGTTGTGGGAGAATGACATTGTCCTGACAACAAGTTACACAATTACCACAGGAAAGAATGCTATGTCTGCTGGTCCTATCAGCATTGCAGATGGCGTAAGTATTACTATTCCTGATGGCTCAACTTGGACGATTGTATAATGGCTAGTATTACATTAAATAAACCATCTGGTGGTGCTATGACTATCACTGCTGAGGATGGAACAAGTACAGAAACAGTTACAATCCCTGCTGCTGGATTTGGGTCAGGTGCTCCAGAAGGTATTAGTGTCACTAAAATGTACACTGCATCAGGAACATGGACTAAACCAGAAGGTTTAACAGCTATTCGTGTATGGCTTAAAGGCGGAGGAGGCGGTGGTGGCGGTGTTGCTGGTTCTTCTTCAAGCAGTGCTACAGGAGCTGAAGCAGGATCATCTTATAAATATATCCTTGAATCTGCTTTAGGCTCTACAGAGACTATCACTATAGGTGCTGGCGGTACTGGCGGTACTGGCTCATCTGATGGTACTACAGGTGGGACATCTTCATTTGGTTCACATTGTTCCGCAACAGGTGGCGCAGGTGGATGGTCAACATCAAGTCCGTATTGGAGCGGTCAAAATACTCCGGGAGTAGGTGTAGGCGGGGATGTGAATATCCATGGAACATATGTAGGTACATCAACAGAATACCCTATGCGTAACTTTCTGTCTAGTGCCCGCTTAACTTTTGCATCTAATTACTATATACCATTTGCAATTAATACTAATACACCTGCAAATGATTTAGCAGATTATTACCCTCTTCCTGCAGGGTATAATGGTAAAGATGCTCCTGCTGGCTCATTTGGTTTTTGTGGTGGCGGTGCTGACGGTGACGGTGCTTCAACACTTACAGGCGGGAGCGGCTCTGACGGTATAGTAATGATTGAGGAGATTTACTAATGGCTAGTATTCTTAAAGTTGATGAACTTCAGTACAGCGATGGCACTCCTTTTGAGCTAGGTTCTAACCCTCCGACTATACAAACATTCACTACATCTGGTACATGGACTAAGCCTGACGGTTGTAAGACTGTTAAAGTTACTGTCGTTGGTGGCGGTGGCGGTGCTGGTGGCGGAACAAAGACTACCTCTACTACTTATGTTTCTGGTGCTGCTTCTGGCGGCTATGGTGAGTTGTTATTAGACGTAACTAGCATCAGTTCTGTTAGTGTAACAGTAGGAGCTGCTGGTGTAGGCGGGGCAGATGGCTCTACCAACGGTACAGCAGGAGGAACGTCTTCATTTGGTACGCATATTACAGCTACAGGCGGAGGCGGTACTGAGGCTGCTACTGATGCAAACAAAACTGGGGTTGCGTACCTTGCTACTGGAGGCACTTGTACAGGTGGTTATTTGAATTTAGCAGGGAATGATACACTCAGATCAACCCCAAATTCTATGTATGGTACATCATCACAACTTGGCGAAGGCGGTAGATCATTGACTGGCATATACGGAGACGATGCTATCGGTTACGGAGCTGGTGGTGGCGGGTTAGGTAACATACCTGTAGGTACATACGCAGGCGGCTCAGGTGCTTCAGGCATAGTAATCGTAGAGGAGTTTTATTAATGGATGTTTTAATTCAAAATGGCAAGGCACATGAGCTATTCCCAAATGGTGCACCAGAACTTCATCCTTCACTAGAAGTAGTTAAAGGCTACACAGGTGAAGTTAAACAGGGTGACGTATGGGATGGTACTACATTCTCTGCTCCTCCTAAGCCAGTAGACACACGTACATACGCTGAGAAACGTCAGGCTGAGTATCCACCAGTAGAAGACTACATGGATGCTGTGGTTAAAGGTGATGAGGCTCAGAAGCAGGCATACATCGATGCTTGTCTTGCAGTTAAAGCTAAGTATCCGAAGGTGTAACCTATGAGTAGTGTAATTCGTGGTTCAGATAACTTTGATAGTGCTGCTAAGTCAGGCACTATTGAGGCTACAGCGTCCGGTGCAATCTCAGCAGGTGATCCTGTTGTAGTTAACTCTGACGGTACAGTAAGTGCTATTAGCGGTACAGGGCGTAGTTTTGAATCGTCTGTTCAATATAGTGCAGGTGCTACTTACGGCACAGATATTGTATATGACACAACAAATAACAAAGTGGTTGTTTGTTATACAGATGGGGCTAACTCTAGCAGGGGTACTGCTGTTGTTGGATCAGTTAGTGGATCTTCTATTAGCTTTGGTACTCCTGTTGTATTTGAAACAGGCTCTGCAGAACATATAAGCGCTGTTTTTGATACAACAAACAGCAAAATTGTTATTGCTTATAAAGATGGGGGAAATTCTAACAGGGGTACTGCTGTTGTTGGATCAGTGTCAGGCACTTCTATTAGCTTTGGTACTCCTGTTGTATTTGAAACAGGTGCTACTTACGACACAGATATTGTACATGACACAGCAAACAATAAAGTGGTTATTGTTTATAGAGATAGTGGAAATTCAAGCAAAGGTACGGCTATTGTAGGCACTGTAAGTGGAACATCTATTAGCTTCGGGACTGCTGTTCTTTTCAACGATGGCGATTCACGGTATAATAGCGTTTGTTTTGATTCGGCTAGGGATCAAGTTCTTATACACTATTTAGACTTAGCCACATCGCAAAGTGGCGCAGTAATTGGTACAGTGTCAGGCACTTCTATTAGCTTCGGTTCCGCAGTCAATTTCCCCGGAGACAGCTACAACACCTGCTGTTACGATCCTGTTAACGATAAGTTTTTATTAAGTTCTTATTACCATGAAACAGTAGCTACTGTTAGTGGAACAACCATAACTTTAGGTAAAACTTATGACCCTAGGGTTATTACACTTTTGGATCAAGTCGGTACAACCAGAAAAACTATTTTTAACCCTGTTATTAATAAAATAGCTTATTTTAGTGATCGCTATTCTAGTGATTTCGGTGTTGTAGAATCAGTTGATATATCTTCAGGCGCACCTATATACACCGAAGCTAGTGTTTATGGCTATACTACGATTTATAATTCTGTATCTGCCTGTTATGATCCAGATACTCAACAATTTATAGTTGTAGCGCCAGAACAAAACAATGGCTATGTTGGTACAGCCGTTGTTATGTCACTAGAAGATACAAACCTATCTGGTTCAAATTACATTGGAATTTCAGATGGTGCTTACTCCGACGGTGAGACGGCTACTATACCTGATCGTGACTGGGAAACAGAATTATAAATCGTAGTATAG